TTCACACAAGATGGAAAAGTTGTTCAACTAGATAATCCAGAATCTATATTAACCGATAAATTCTTCGAGAAGATGGTATCAAACTTTATGAAGAATCCAGAATCACGTCTTGATGTTATTAAATTGCCAGTTGTTGGTGGTGGTACAACAATGATAAATTTACTTGGATTCACACCAGAAAAGACTAATAAAGATCGTGATACTGTAAGATCAGAAACTAGACCTATGACAATATTAGATCTTCTGTATGTAATACTGTCAGATATTTTAAAGGATAAGTATGTATTGTGTACAAGATATCCCTTACTAGATTCATTCTCAATTTTTGTATCTAAGATTAGAATCCTAACATTAGATACAACTGAGGTTAGAGAAATATCATCAATAGAATATCCATTCTATCCAAAGATTGATTTAGATATGCCTAAGAGTGAGATACCAATTCACTTTATAGATTCTATGAGATTCTGCCCAGCATATCTTAAAGGATTGGATGCTGACTTTGATGGAGATCAGGTAACATTGAAATTACTGTGGACACAAGAAGCTAATGCTGAAGCTGCTAAATATATTAAGAGTAAATTATCATTTATTAACACATCTGGTGAAATGATGAGAACTAACTCAATAGCTGAAGTTATCCAATCATTCTATAATATGACTAAAGAAAATAAGGAAACTAGAGCTTTAACTAAAGATGAGAAAGAGTGGTTATTGAGTGTTAAACCTACAGATTTTGATAAGGATCTATTAACTCAGATGTTTGGTAATTTTAGAGATAAGGAAAAGAAGAAAGATACAAATGTTCCAAACTTGAGACCATATTATACTTTCACATTACCTGCAAACTTATCACCTACTAAAAAAGAATTGCCAACAACTGTAGGAAGATATGTACTATCAGTTATAGTATTAAAGAACACTGGATGTGATGTTGTAATACCTTACTTCACAGATACTGTAGAAAGTGATGCTTATGCAGGATTTGAACAAAAGATTGGTAAGGCATTATTAAACGATAAAATTGATGTTGATACAATTACTAAGTATATTGATACTAGAGATTGGGTTGGTATGGTATTACACTTATTAGTTACGACATCATTCTCACCTAATACAATTAAGATCCCACCAGAAGTACAAAAGCTAAAAGTGGAATTATTGAATAAATATTCTAAGGAATTGGAAGAAGGTGATCCATCAGTATCGGCAGAAATTGAAAAGCAACTAATTGCAAAGACTAAAGAAGTATTAAAAGATGATAAAGGACTAGACTTATATCTATCTGGTGCTAGAGGATCTATCTCTAACAACATGAAGAATAACTGGTTATATAGAGGTGTTGTAAAGAATACAGTTACTGGCAAATGGGATGTTATTACATCATCATTGGCTGATGGATTATCTAAGAAAGATATTCCAGCATCTTCTAATACTATCCTTAATGGTGCATATGCTAAATCAGTACAGACAGCCGTAACTGGATATCTTGGAAAACAGTTATTAGCAGCAACACAATCTGAAGTACTAGATGTTAAAGGTAGTGATTGTGGAAGTAAGAGAACTATTCCAGTTGTTATTACTAAGAAGAAATTAAAGAACTTCTTATATAGATATATAGTAGAAGGTAAGAAACTAGTGTATTTAGATGAGAGTAATATCGAAAAATATATTGGTAAAGAAGTAAATATGAGAAGTCCTATGTGTTGTGTAGGAAATAAGAAATGTAATGTATGTTGCGGAGATCTGTTTTATAAGATTGGTGTAGAAACCATTGGTTTAAGCACTAGCAGAATTTCTACAGCATTGACTAGAATGAGTATGAAGAAATTCCATGATGCAACCATTAAAACGATTAAGATAAACATTGATGATATCTTACAATAACTAGAAAAAAGAAGTACTCTATAAATATTAGAGTACTTCTTTTTTATATTACTTCTTCACCAAATAGAATGGTGAAACTTTCTTAGGTGTTACTACGTCATTTAACATCAATAGATCATTAATTGCATCATCAACGTGTTGCATATCCAACAATCCTTGAAATAACATTAATGCTTTTAGTCCAGTTACATAATCTTCATCATTAAGTAATTTAGAATGTATACCTTCTGGAATTGGTGCAACATCTAACCATATCTTACTAATCGGATTCATCTTATTATTGATTGCTCTTCCAAGATACAATACACAACTAACTTTATCCTTCATACTAAAATTCTTTATAGTGTGTAGTTTCTTCATCTTAGTTGTATGCATCAACAATATGAATGTAGTCTGAATATAATGGTTGACAATAACATCTGTTTCCACAGTTCTAATATTCCTACATTCTTCTAGTAGATCTGGAATGGTATCATGTGATATATATTTAATCTTCATAGGATTAAGTTTCTCTTTCCATAAGAGTTCCATTGTGGCATATGTACAATAATACATTCCATTGATGACCTTATTTGTACAATGTCTCATCTGATAGATTGCTTTTAATAATTTGATGATATCAAAGACATTATCTCTATCAGGTTTACCACGCTTACCATACTTATCTAGTAATCCTAAAATTTCTCCAACGGATCTAATAGTAGAATTCTTATTAAATCCATCACTCATTGGTAGATGATGATTATAAGATTCCTTACTTAATTTCTTATACTTAATCATCTTAATGAGTTTGAGATTTCCTCTACTAATTGTGAAGTATTTATTTGTATCATATAAACCTTCCAAACATAATAATCCTACACCAATACTATAAGCATCTTCTACTAGTTTCATAGTAGGGATATCCACATAGTCTATGGTCTCCTTATTGTACTTCCTTATCAGTTGTCTAAAAGCATTTCTAAATTTCTTAACATCCATTTTATTTACCCTCCTAATTTATAATAGAATGCTCGATACATTCTAATAATATAACAGTACATCAGTATTGTTAAAATCTTTTAATAGTATGAAAGGTAGGAACGTTTTATATGGCAACATATATGAATGATAAGAAGAAGTTAGTGACTATCAATAGTGTTGGACCAATTCCACTTCTTGGTAATATTGTAGGACCAGTGTTAGCTCCTAATTATGTATCTTTGAGAGTTATCACAAATCTTGTACAGGCTGGATATATGGTTGATGAGATTAATCCATTGGATTACAACGATACAGTTAGACTAACAATCCAGAATGTAAATCTTGATAACTTCAATAATTCAACTAAGACAGTATCTAAGGTTACTGAAGCAACTCCAGAAGTTACAACTACAAATGTACCAGAAGTTGCAGTTGATAGTGTACCAGAATCTACTACAACTGAAGTAACAGAGGATCAGTCAACCAATTCAGTTGCTGATAGTAACGATTTCAAGAATAAGAAGAAGAATCGCTAATAAGAAAAAAAGAGGTAGTATTATATCCTATGCTACCTCTTTTCAAATAATATTCGGTATGATATAGAGAACTCATCAAACATTCTCTATATCATACCTTCACCAATCTTTTTGATGTAGTTGTTTTTCTATTAATACTCTACATCACATCCTGATGTCTCATCCATTAGTAATGATCACCTCCTTTCGTAGAAATGATATCTCAGTTTAGTAATAGAGATATCAGGATACACATAAATAATGTATCTACACATATATTGAATATACGAATTTATTCAGGAGACTTATTTTTAAGATACATTTATGTAATTCCTATGAGAAAGGAGTGATATTATGTATGATCCTGCATTTGGTGTCAATAATTTCAATAAACCAAAGATGTATTCAGAGTCAGAAACTACTGCAAATAATATAATGAGTTTATTATACGGAGTTCCTGGATTCTATCCATCTATTCCAGATTTAGGAATGAATATTGGAAGATTATTGGATTCCTTTATGGATGATATTGATACTGAGTCTATAAAAGTAGAATTGGCTACACAATGCAATAAATTCATCAAGAATATAAGAGATGGTTCATTTGATGTTGAGAAAACTACATTAAATGGTAACACATTATTAATTTTTGTTATTCCAGTAACTATCAAACAAGTTCCAAAAAGAGTTGGTATTGGAATAACAACAGATATTGATGGGAACCTCACATATCGTGTGACTTATACTGATGATGAGTAGGATATATTTTTATAAGAAAGGATAAGGAAATATGGAGAATAACGATAGAACTTTAGACGATCTTATCGGTAAGAAGGTTGAAGAAGTAATGGAGTCTAATAACCATGAAGATGAAAAGAGTCCATTAGAGAAAATGAAAGAAGCTAACGAGAAATCTGGTGGTAGAGGAATTGTTATTAATAACGACGAATATACTGAGGATAAAGGTAAGCAATTTGATTTGAGATCTCCTGCTGATGATAGACGTGATGAAGATTTTAAGAACTATCTTGAAGATCAGGATAAGCTTATTGAAACTGCTAAGAAGGTTGAGGTTGTTAGAAAACCACAAAATCAGATTGAGATGATGGCTATGATTACTGAGTTGGATAATATTGCTACTAATGGTGAAGCTATTCAACAACCACGTGATAAAGATGGTAACATCATTGATATGAGTAAAGTTGATGATACTAAAGGATCAACCTTAATCACTGGAAGTAGTAATGGTACATTCGTTAGAGAGAAATCTGATAATAATGAATCTAATCAGGTTGAAACCTCTACTGAAGAAAAATCTGATACTACTGATAAAGAGCAATCTGAGAAAGATAAGGCTAAGTTAGAGAAGCTTAAAAAAGAAACTGAGGAGAAGAATGAGTTAGTTACAGTACTCATTGACAAGACTGGTATCTCAGTAGAAAATGGTTTTGACTTTACTGAAGATGAAAAGACACATATTAAACATGCTAGAGAAATTGTATTAAAGCAAGTTGAGACTGTAGATCTTAAATCATATACAGTAGTAAAACCAGCTATGAGTTTTGCTGAGGCAGTTAGTGCTAATCAACCAGGAATTGGTAATACTATTGTCACTTGTGTTAGTTCAGGATATAGAGCTACAGTCAAAGGAGCAAGTTATTACCAATTAGGTGATTTGATTATTAATCCTCAGACAGCATCTTTTGATAAATACCATAAGGTATATTCAGTTATCTACAATTCAATCGTAAATACAACTGTTGGTAAGTTTGAGACATTTGAAGATTTCTTAAAGAATACTACGTGGATTGATATGAATGTATTACTGTATGGAATTATCGTATCAACATTCCCAGAGGTAGATACTCTTAATCTAACTTGTCAGAATTGTAAACATCAGTTTGAGCATAAGTATGTAGTATCACAATTATTTGATTTAAAGAATACTACATTAGCTTACCTTAATGGATTTAAGAAGCTAGTAGATGCTCCAGCTTCTGAGCATAGAAAGATGTTTGAAAATGCTCCAGTTCATAAGACTAGACAAATTAAACTACCATATTCTGGTTGGGTTATTGAATGTGGAATTAGTTCAGCTTATGATTACTTGTATAAGAAGGTAAGAAATGCTGGATCAGAAGAAGAATGGAAACAAAGTCACCCAGATGATGTTAATGGAATCATGTATGCTAATGCAGAATTTATTCCTGTTATTAAGGGTGTTGGTGTTCCAGTACCTAATACAAATAAGGTTACAATGTATGAAGGATTTGATGATATCATCAATGCTATCTATATGTTACCAACAGATGATCTTCCAGTACTCAATAATATCTTAACTAAGTATTACAATGATTATGATATTACATTCTCTATTAAGAATACAAAGTGTCCTAATTGTGGTAATACTACAGATGTAGATGCTATTAGTCTCTACGATTTGGTTTTTCTCAAACTTCAACTGTTAGCGAGTACAGAAATCAATACAGAGGATTTGCCACTGCTGTAAATGAAATTTTGGCTATTTTCAAGGGTGAGATTACATTAAGCGATATAATGACTTACCCTTGGAAATTTATTACAACTCTGAGAGATATTCGTATCGAGCAGTTGAAAGACGAACAGAAGGAAATGGAAAAGATGACAAGAGATTCTGAGAGTAGTAGTATAAGAAATCAGATATTGTCACCATTATAGAAAAAACTATTTAAGGAGATTTAATATGGTATATTCAATGGTGGAAGAATTAATCAAAGATAAATTGGTTGAAGTATATAATTCAAAGCATGAAAATAAAGTAGATACTGACTCAGTATATACTATCAACTACAGTTGTCTAAGAAGTGGTATATTAGCATTTATGGAAGTTATCACTGACGAAAATGAATTGTATAAGTTAGTATATAACAACACTTCACAAGAACTTAAGATTACAGAGTATTCTACAAATGATGATAATAAGTATAAGTTTGATATTGAATATGATTACTCTAGGTCTAAGAAGAAATAATAATAATTATAGTAGAAGATATTTATAGTAGAATATCTTCTACTATATATTTTATTGCTACAGACAGTAGATTA